CGCTTCTGTGTAGATGGATCTATCTCCTCAGTAGGGGACTCTATACAAAATGGTGCAGCGATAATTTACAAAACCGAATTATCAAAAAGAGAATTCTTGTATTGTAGTGACACATCTGCACAGGATGCGTCTATACCTTCAGAGTATCTGGAAATGGTTTATGATCAAATTAAACTAAAGTACGACTTAAATGAAGATGAAAACTCATTATTTGAAGCTGTTCGTCACAACTCTATTAACAAACTTGTTAATGTGAACGGAGATCTCTATAAGATAAATCGAGGGTTAGGAAGTGGTGATTACCTAACGATAGTTATAAACATTATGTGGAGGCTCTACATGTTGCCGAGAATTACAAGCATGATTATGATACATTCTATGATCATAACACTGCAGTAATATGCGGTGATGATCTCGCCATGTCTTCCGACTATGACGATTTGGATTTATCTTCTAAATATGCAAAAATAACTTGGGCCGGACATCCTATAACCTGGGAAGAAATGGAATTTTGTTCTGTTAAATTTAGTCCGAATGTACATCATGATCCACATAAAGTACTATCAATCCTTTATGAAAGGAAAAAGAAAATTCACTGCCTATCACCGGAGTTGGAATTACAACGTCTGGGAGGTTTGCTTAGAGTGCACACTAATGTCGAAACTTATCGTATAATACTAGAAAAGATGCTGGATTTAGTTGATAAACATCCTGAATTAAAACAATCTTACTTCTCATTATACGCATCGTATAATCAAGTGTATTCTAACTATAATAAAGCTTTTAGATCTGATTTTGCTTATTAAACTCATTAGGTCAATGGTACGACAATAAACTGCCCGATACCTTTAAGTGCTTTAGTGCACTTCCATTCCCTTAAACCGGTATTTAAAGGTCGAAAGATCGCCGCTTTTAAAATGGAAGCTCGTATTAGAAATAATAGGAGTAAAGGTGGAAACCTTAAAAGTTTTAAACAACCGCAAAATCAACAGAAGCAACAACAACCAAAGAAAAGAAAACGTAACCGCAGGCGTAATAAAAGGCAAGCAGGTAATCTTTTGATCACTCAAAATGAGAAGCCAAAAATGTTTGGTGGCTCTGATATTAAACATATACCTAAAAGGTCTGAACAGTTTTGTACTGTTAATGGCACAGTTGGCTTTTCTTCGATTAAATTTTCTCTTAATCCTGGGCAAGCAACTTCTTTTCCTTGGTTAGCTAAGGAAGCAGCACAATGGGAAAAATATCGTTGGAAAAGCATGAGATTCACTTATACCCCTCAGGTAAATGAATTTGCTGATAATAACAACGGCTCGATCATGATGTCAGTTGATACTGATGCTAATGATGCAGCTCCCATTGATCTACAACATGCTCTTGATATGAGACCTAATTCTAAAGGTTCTCTACCAGCACGTGGTTGGTCGTTTGACGTACCAGCTCGCTTGTTGAACTCTCTTACTGATGGATTTTATGTTCGTCGGGGAAATGTTCCAGGTGGTTCTGATATCAAGAATTTTGATTGTGGAAACGTCTTTCTTTCTACAGTGGGGAATATCAACACTAATTTGTGTGGATATATAATGGTTGAGTATTCCATTGATTTCTTTATCCCTATACTCGAGAGTGACTTTGTTGCGCCGGTTAATTACTCGTTAACTGAATTTGTAACTGAAGGAACTGAAGCAGTACCAAATGCTGCTCTCACTGTACTTGCTCTTGGCTTAACCACAGTCAATGGGCTAAATGTTACAAATGATGATGGTATTCTTCGTGTACCAGCTGGCAACTATCTTTTCACTTTTCAGGTTCATGGTACTTCTTCTTCTAGTCAAGGGACAGTCATTGTAGCCGTTCTTCAAAAGAACGCAGCTAATGTTGGTGATCCTACAGCTTTTAATGTTGTTGGTGACACTGAATTTTCAGTAATGTCAGTTACTGGTCAAAATTATGTGTCAACCAATGGAAGTGACTTATTTGCTCTTGCAGTACAAATGAACTCTACTGCTGGTGGAGGAACTAGGAATGTTTATGCTTCCCTTTCTCTCTTATCAGTATAAATTCGCAATAATGCGTCCCTTTAATTAGGAAGACTCGTGTAGTTATAATTTTTTTAGAAATTACATGGGTAACTATGTAATTTCTTTTTAGAAACTACTCACACAGTAAAACGTGTAAAAAAAATAAAACACGCG